TCAGTTGCCGGATTTGGCCGGGGTCGCCGCCTGTGCGGTCGGCGTAGATATTGGCGATGTCGCGGCTGATACCGTCGAGCAAATCGGCGGTGCGTTTCATGTCGCGGCTGTCGCCCATTGCAATGCTCGATGCTTCGTGAATCATGATGCGCGATTCCTTGGTCATGCGCCGGACATCACCGGCCATCAGGATCACGCTGCCCATGCTCGCGGCCATGCCGTTGACGGTGGTGACGATTTGCACGCCACGGTTGGACATCTCGCGGAGCGCCGAAAAAATTCGCTGCCCCTCGAAAACCGATCCGCCGGGGCTGTTTATTTCCACCTCGACGCTTTCCAGCGCGTCATCAGCAGCGCAAACGACGTCGCCGATACGCATCTGCGCGGCGACTGCGGCGGGTCCGTAAAGACGGCCCAGCTCTTCGATCAGCTTGTCGGCGGATTCCTTGTGGACGCCGTCATTCAGCTTCAGTTTCCCGGCTCGGTTCTCGATTTGAATTAGGTTCGTTTTCATTGTCGTCAGTGGGTCGTGGTTGCTGCATTTCGTTGGGCGTCAGCATCGCCATTTCGCGGTCGTCGACCGGCACGCCGTAGAGTTCTGCGGCCTCGGCAGCGGCGAGCTTTCGCAAGGCCACCTCGGCTGCGCGTTCGCGGATGTGTTCCTCGTAGGTCTTGCCGCGCATGCTCACGATGTCGCGCATGTTGGCCGCGCCGATCTTCCAGAGCGCCTCCAGCTCTTTCGTCACCCGGCCATCGTCAATCGTGAGCTTGGGCGGCGTGGAAAAATCCCACTTCCACCAGTCGGCAGACTGCGGCAGATCGCCGCGTTTCTGCGCCTTGGCAATGGCATAGCCGACGATGCGGCGGGCGGCATGGAAGAGCATGTCCTGCCGGTCTTCAATGCTGCGTTGAGCCATGGCGATTTCCATGCGCTGCGCCGTGCCGCCACCTGCCGCGTGGCCGGTGTAGAACGCATACGGCCACGAAATCGCGGCGAAGGATGAGCGGAGCAGGCGGTCGTGGAAGTCCAAGAACGGATTGCCGGGGCGCGTGTTGTTCAGCGTTTCGATCTTCCCGCCGGAGTTGCTGCGGAAATATCGCACAGTCCCGCCGTCCATGGACTGAACGGTCATGCCGCCGCAGCCGCTGCCATTACCGACAAGCGCGTTGTATGGGTCATCGGGGTCAGGTCCGCCGTTGTCGTTGTATTCTATCAAGCTGATGCTGCTCATCTGGAGCATCGCCAGCCGCTCCCACTCGGTGCTTTGCAGAATGTCCCGGCAATCATTGATGCAGGGGGTCAGCGCCGTCAGCCCGCGTCCCTGGTATTGGAACTCGGGATCGTATAGGTGGATCATGTTCGACGCCGGGATCCACTCGGCAAGGTTGCCGTTTTTATCGAGAAACGCGTATTCCTTCGCCTCGCCGCTGGGCCAGTAGACGATGCCGTCTTGAATCTGCCCGCCGCGCACGTTGCCGCCTTCCTGCATGCCCGCAGGCGTGCCGATGCGGTGACTCGGGATGCCTTGGTATTTCGGAAATCCGTTGGCCGTTTGGGTCAGTAGAATGAATGCCTCGCCGTCCACGTCGATTGCCAGACTCCACGTCAGCAAGTTGGTTTTGAAATCGTGCATGCCACCGCGCGAGTCGCCGATGGCGTAAAACATGTTGGTCAGCCATGACGTCGCGGCGTTGCCGAACTCGGCATCGGTGCCACGATAGATCGGGACAAATGCCCGCCCGACGGAATACATTCCGCGCTGGTTTATCGCGTTTTTGATCGGCCCGAGATTCAGGTAAATCCGGCGGGCGTGGCTTTGCAATTTGACGCGGTCGACCGCAGGCACAAGGTCGCCGATGTCCTTTTTCTCAATCGGCTCCCATGGGCGGTGGTAATTCTCGTTCGCAGCCCGCGCCGCGCGCGTGGTCATCTGCCGTCCGAATTGGTCGAGAATGGTCATCGCCTATCGGCGGGTGTCAAAACCTACCGACCGCCCGCGACTGGCTCGGGATGAATCCGGCGTCGAGCCACATGATCGCGTAGCGCAACGCGGTCTGCCGCTCGCCTTCGTGCATGCCTGCCAGCTTGGACATGCTCACGCCGTTCTTGTTGGCATTCGTGATCAGGTCCATGCCGCCTTTCGTCAGCGCCCCGGTCATCGCGGCGTCGAACGCATTGCGGATCGCCAACACCCGCTGCGGGTTGCCGCGCGCGTAGTGAAACAAGTTCTTGGCGACTTCGATTGTGGTGGCGGCCATCACTGACCGCCGGCGTGTCAAACATCGAAACCGGGAATCAGCTTCAGCATGAGCGCCGCAACGATCTGCATTGCCTCGACGTCGAACGCATGGTTGTCCCGGCGCACGCGCGTCCAGCGGTATTCCACCTGCTTCGTCTTCGCGTTCGTCACCTCGCGCTTCACCTCGGCGTCCACCTGTTTGATATATTCCGCGCCGATGTCGTCCGGGATTTCCCATGCGGCGGATTGCCCGGTGCGGTGCGCGTGGACGATGTCTTTGATCCGGTCGCTACTCCAGTGTGCATATCTGGCCTTGCCCGTGCCGGGTGCCTGCGCCTCCGAGAAGCGCGTGAATGGACGGTGGATCACATCGCCGTTCGGTTTCCGGTAGGGGAATGACGCTTGGCCGGAGCCGTGCAGTGCGGTCCAGTTCATGCGCGCGCACGCGGCGTAGACTTGGTCGGTGTCGTATTGCGCGTCGACGAAGACCATCTGCGGCTTGACGCCGTAGCGGAGCGCCAAGTCATGCACGTTGTCGAACGTCTCAATCCGGCCATACCAGAGCAAGCGGCTTTCGCCGTTCGCCCGCCACGCGCGAATGCCTGCCCAAAAGTGATCGCGTTGTTTGTCGACGGTCAGGAAACGGAATGCTTCGTCCTCGATTTTCCCGCCGTCAGTGTATTCGGCGACGAGGTAGCCGTTGCCGACCAGCGCCTCCCGGTTGTCGGTCAAGTCCTCCTCCCATGGTTCGGCGAGCCGTTTCTGGATGAACTGCCGGAGCGGGTCCAGATTGCCGACGCGCATCGCGGCTTTCGCTTCGAGCCACAGCAGGACGATTTCCCACAGGGGTTTCCGCCAGTTACACAGCACGTTGTAGTGGTAGCCGACGTGACCGGGCAGGCCGGTGGCGGTTGCAACGTAGGATGCCGACTCTGCCAGCGCCCGCCGCTGTTGTGCGTTGTCGCCGCAGGTCCAGTCGCAATCGGCATTATCGCATTTCAACCGGGCGGCCTGCGCGCGGGTCAGGTTGTCCTGTGTCTCGTCATCGTAGCCGACAACATTGCACCATTTCCACGGCTGGATGGTCCCGCAGCTCGGGCAGGGGAAACAAAACTCGCGCCGGTCGGTGTGCTCCCATGCTTTGTCCAGCTCGTCGCCTTTCACGCCTGCTTGGGAGAGCAGGAACATCTGGCGGTTCCATCGGTCGTGTAGCCGGCCCCGTGCTTCGTTGAGCATGCCGGGTTTGTATTGCCACGCCTCGTCACAAAAAACGCGGCGCATGGATTTGGATTGCAAACCGGATAGGTTCGCGCCGGTGAGGAATAGGGACATCGCCGCCGAGAGAATCTGCATTTTCCGCTTTTTGTGCCGGTCGTGCGGCATCAGCAAGGCCGTCTCGGGAGTGCTGCGGATCATGAAATCCATCCGCGTTTCCGCCCAGTCCTTCAGGTCATCATCGGTTTGCCCGACGATCAGCGTGGGTCCGGGGTCTTCGCTGAAGATGTAGGCCAAGCCCGCTTCCATGAACGTGGTCTTGCCTGTCCCGATGGGCGCGAGGAAAACGACCTCCTTGGCGTCGGCATTGGCGAGCACGTCGAGCGGTTCGCGCTGCCACGGTGCGTTCTCGATTTGAAACTTGGGCGTGAGTCCGTCTTGAATGACGACGCGACCGGATGACCACGCGCTCGGGGATAGCCTTGCGGGTGGCCTGCTCGACCGTCGGAAAACGTCAAGCAGTTGCTCAATCGCCTGCATCGTCGGCCCTCCATACCTCGGCAGTCGCATCGGACAGCGTGGTCATGACCTGGTCAACCTTCTCTCGGATGATCCGCTGCATGGCGGCTGGGTCCGCGCCTTCGAGCATTGGCGGCAAGTCTGCCTCCATCCGCCGGACCGCTGCCTTGACTGCTGCCGCGATCCGCATGAGCGCCTCTTCGACCATCGCCTTGCTGACGTATTGGCCCGCCGCCTCCCGCAGCTTGTAAGCGTTGAGCAGGCCGTCGATCTGGATCTTGACCGTCTGCGCTTGGTGCTTGTCGGTGGCTGCCGAGAGCTGGCTAATGATCGACTCAATGTCGATCTGCGTTGGATCGTCTCCCGGCGGCGTGATTGGCGCGCTGGCCTTGGGTTGAAACTCAGGCTTCAGGTGCGGCGGCATGTTCCGCATGCGCCCCAGCTTTTTGCGCACGTCGTCATCCGACCAGATGTCCACGCCCGACCGCTCCCACGATTTCAAGGTGGGCATGCTCACACCGATTTCACCGGCGCGGTCCAGTTTGTTTTTGCGGGTCATGCGTTATTGCGAGCGAGTCTCAGTAAAACAGTTGCGGAAAAATGGCTCATTCGGGGGAAGCGGGATGAGCGGGAAC